GACAAACATCGTCTCCCAAGCCCAATTAAGGGCTTATTCTAATTTAATAGAATAACCCAGGGATCTCCATTAGTATGGAGTTACCCACCTCGTTTTGATGTAGACGTTACGAGGACGTCCAGCACGTTCCAAGTGACTCTCATCAAACACGGGATTAGGCCCGCGCTTAAGAAAGTACTTGAGCAGGGCACCAGGTCCATCAAGAGGATCTCTTGGTGAACGAGATGACAAAACACAAGCCTTAACCAAAGGCCGGTGTAAATGCTCATCCTCCTTCTCAGAAGAGAATCCAAGAAAGGAGTGACGACCCAGCGCTGAGCTCGTAGGTAGGACGACAGGGTATAATTTAATTATGCCCTTAATCTTACCATCAAGCCACTCGCAGACTTTCCAATTACCAGTTTGGTAAAACTGGTTTCGGAGAGAAACGAGTGACACAACCTCAGCAGCGTGCTGCCGATGTGAAGGAAATACACGGCGGACCTTGACAATGGAAACATCATGGCCCGCATAGTACTCCTTCCCGCAAGACTCACGGAATGAACCATTCCAAAAAGACTTGCTGCGACCAACTTTCGCACCGAAGTGCTCGAGAAGGTCGACAACGGTATGCACACAATCTATGGGAACAATGAGATCGTCCCCATAGACACGCACCTCGCCAAGATAGTCCATTAGTTCGGACTTCTTGGAAAACCTGTGTCCTCGCTCTTTCTCAATCCCTAGAAAGATGATGGTCAAGAAGACCATCGCCTCAAAGGGAAAGCAAAGAGCAGAACCCATAGACGCGAACTTGGAAAGGGAAATTATTCCATTTCCAGGAACAGAAGCCCTTTCAGACCTACATGCAAAAACAGCCTCCTTTGCAAGAGGATGATTCCGCATCATGGTCCGAACGAGCTTAGAAGACACCCTATCGGAGGCCTCGCTTAAATCAATCGTGGCCAGAGTTCCATCACTGGAACCTTTCTGAGCCAGGAGCTGGTTAGGCTCCTGAGACTCAGTTCCAATAAATCCATTCAGAAAACCTGAGTGGATATGATGCATTATTCGCTCAAGAATCCCCTGCTGTACGTACTGTATAGTAGAGGGCTCTATTGCGATAATGCGCGGCGTCTTCTGCGTCTTAGGAACCGAGATAACCCTAGCGGGAATCTCAGAACCGGGTTCTCGGAAGTCAACACCGTCATCCTCATACTCGCGAACATAGCGGGCATTTGGATAGAGAAAGTCTCCAACATGGAAAACTTTCTCAAGACGGTCGGTCCAGTACTGGCTTAGGTACTTTCCATTGCTAGAAAGTCCCTCGGCAACAGCTCCCGGACCGTGCTTCGGCACAATCTCCCCAGAATAGACAGCATTGTCTAAATCTGAGAAAAGAGAACTGAAGCAAAGTTGAGCCATACGGCCAAATTCATCAACATCAGAATCAGGCAGAATGGATTCAACATAGTTGACCTCCTCATCACATTGGACGTAATCCGACATTGCCTTACGCTCCCTCTCGGGAGTGCAGGGGAGAAGAATCTTGCTGAAGATCAGAGTCAACTGTCTTACAGCATAGATCGCTTCAATTGACGGGGCGTCCAAGAGGACACCAGTACCAGGATCAAAAACCTGTTCCGTGAAACCTCTCAAAAATGAGGGGAGACACGATCCAGTCTTCCGGAAAGGAAGAAAGGATTTGGGAACAACGAACCCTTGGTCGAGACAATACTGAAAGTCTTTCCCAAAGGTTGGAAGGGTTATCGTAAGAAATGATAAACCCTCGTTTTTGATCCGACCTTGGATGGTTTTAACATCCATGGTGGTGCTCGTGCTACATCTGCTAGCCAATTCATTGGCTAACACATTCCAGAGTGCGATCAGGCTTTTCATAACTCCTCCTAATAGAGGTTGTTATCCTTAGCCCATCGCAGTGAAGGGAGAACATTCTACTAGGGTATCAAACCTAGCTGATCATTAAAGATGATCAAGAATGTTCAGGCCTATGAAAAGCCCTCCCAGTACAATCATTACCATCACGATAAGAAAAATCGTGACGGCATGATGAGTACCGGAAGTCGCGTGATTATAGTCATAATCGCCGCGCAAAGCTACCTCCTTTCAAGGAACTCAACAATTGCTTCGGAAAAGACAGCAATCGAAGAGACAACATTTACTAGTAATTTTACTCCTATTTCTAGGAGTAGATCGAAGCGGGAATTAACTCTCCCCGCCAAGAACTTTACTAGTTAGGGCGTAAGACGACGCTGAGAGAAGACCGACAAGGCCTTCAACCAGTTTAGCCGCTTCCGCCACGGAGTATCCATTCTTCGGCCTATCCACGACGAGGTAAACACTCATCGAGACAGACTGTTTTTTGGATTCTTCGTAAATGTTGGTAGCGAGCTTTTCAACGTCGATCCGGACCAGATGACGGTAGCGATTCGAATTAGACTCACTCGTAGAGAGAGTCAATCGATTCAAACCGTCAGAGGTGGAATAGATGGATTTATAGTCCCCCGATGAAACGCGGGGAGCCGTAACTTCCGAGCCAGCCACTTCTTTGAATTTCTGGGGATCAGTCACTGCCATTAGGCACACTCCTTGTGATAGGTGGATCGTTCCACCTGGTTTAACGTAGTATGAACAACTACTACAGAAACCGGGTGATACCGATCGCTGCAGTTATGGCGAGCTGAGTAGGTGACAAACCCTCCCAGCCAACACCAAACCCAAAGGGGTTAGCGGGGACCCTAGACTTGGATACAGACATGTATCCGCTAGAACAGGGACCTTCTCGCTTGGAAATCGTTTTGCCAGTCCGGCCATTACTAAGACCGTTCCAGCTAGACGAGCCATAGCGAGTATACGTGGTGCTGATGTTTTCTTCCATCATGTACCCGTACCGCATCACAAGACCGGCGGCCGCGAAGTTGGTGAAGTTATGAATAACATCACCAGCATTCGTGAACCAGTCGACGGCCCAACTCCAAGGAGTCATCTCCCAAAGAACGTCTGGGGAAAGCGTGAGTCCGTAGAGTGCATCGGCATCTGAGCCGAAACCTAGGTGGCGTCCAAAATTGTCAGAATTGGACGGTCCTCCGTAGGTAAAGCACCCCTCGAACCAACGCTTTCGTCGATTTTCGACAACGGTGACTACCTCTGCAGGATTGGACAGATTAGCGTATTTGTTCGCGCTAGGCCATCCAACAGCGTTAGCTGGTGGGAATTGTTCTTCCCACTTCTGCACTTCATCCTCGAACTCGAACGAGCGATGTACATCACGTCCTTCATTGTGACGATAGTTTTGAAGTATGTCACGATGATTACGGGCAGCATTCACGACGTTGTTAACTTCATCAACGAGTGGACGCCAACCGAACTGGACGTTAAGGTACTCGGATCCTAAAGATTTTAGGATCTCAGTCTTGCCCTTCCAAAGCTGAATGCCAGGAAGAGATGGTATTCCATCTCTCATGGACTCACCTAAGGTAGACGAGACATTCGCCGTCGGGTTATTGGGAGCACACAAAGCAATTGCAGTAGTACCCGCAGAATTCAAACCAGACTCGTCCGGTTTGGTCTGTGGGTTCTGTTTGTAATTGTTCCAGTGTGAGGATTTAATAAACGATCCACGGATAGGACCGGAATAAAATCTTCCGGCACTAGGCCAATAGACGTTATTAACAACACCGGGATCTACAAAGGTCCCGTGATGGGTGACGTGAAAACCGCCACCACCCTTCCTATTGCCCGTTTTACGGTCAATAGGGTTCCCTTGAGACTTCCATAAAGTGGAAGTTGTCGATCCTGCGCCTTCTTTAATAGAAGGCTCAACTTGTTTGTTGTTGACATCGTATTTTGGTGGATAGATTATGTATTTATCTTCCACCTTAGTGCGAGGCACGACCGACATGATGAAGGAGTTCCCTTCTTGGAAATAGAGATTACTCTCTATAGTGGATATGCACAGCAGGCCCAAGTGGAGAGTGTGGTTTACCACTCTCTTTACTCGGG